GCCTCAATAGCATTACGAGCCTGATTATATGCTGGTTCCGGTCTATCCAGTTCCAAGAATTGATTCATCAATCCTTCGATACGACCAATAGCATCTTTCTGTTCAGCAGTAATACCACCAGAGCCAGTATAATAATCAACAACAGCTTCAAATGTAGAAGCGTGGATCAGTTCATGGATCAGCGTTTCAGGTGAGTTATTGGTTACATAGATAACCTTATCACCAAACGCTACCAGACCATGAATTTTACCAGTTGCTCTGGTCTCAGCAGGAACAGATTGAGCACCATTATTGTCAGCCCATTCAGCAATCTTGCTGAGAGGACCAGACACAATGCTATAATCTTTCAATGAAAGAGACTTTACCACCTGTCTCAGAACATCTTTCTGCTCAGGTGATATTTTCAGTGTAGGCAACAAGCGTTTCAACTGACTGTTTACCAGTACAGTAACGCCATTATTTGCCTTGCTTCCAACGATACCAAGCTCTTCAGCAATATCGTTTGTTTCAGGAGCTACACCCTTGAGCTTATCAAGCTCTTCCTCGTACAGTCGATTTAGTTCGAGAACGATTTGAGAAGAGTCAAGAAGTGATAAATCAATCTCTCCACCAGAAACAAAGGGACTTCCCACAGCAGCCATTTGGTCAACACTGATTTTCACCTTTCTCAGTACATTGTGACGTGCATCTGAGCTTAGTGCCATTTCAGCAATCTCAGAATTCAGTCTATTAATTTCCTCGACAATCTCATCTTTAGTCTTTGTATCTTTCCATCCGATGAACAAGCTAGAGGACAGGGCTTCAATCTGCTCTTGGCTCATATTCTCAAACGAAGCTTTGGACACTAATGTTCCAAAACTCTCAGCCACAGCCTTCAGAGGATTGCCCAGCATTGCCTGATAAGCAGCCTCATTAGCCTGTCTGCTACCCTCTACCATAGAGGAAATACCTATATTGACACCATCAAAAACCTTGAGTGTGCCTTGCACAGCATTGGACATGGTGGCCATGATCTGCATCATTTTGCCATCACCCATACCGATAATCATCATTGGTATACCACGTACACCAGAATCCACAAAGCTGTTCACTTCAGCTTTGGTCTTGAGTCCATCACTCATAGCATGACCAAAATTACGATTGGTCTCTGCTCTATTGGCTTTCGAAGGCAAGAAAGTCTGACCATCTGCCTGCACAAATGGAGCCAAATATGAAAGGGAATCAAAGATTTCCTGTTCTTCTTCTTGGCTCAAATACGTACCAGCAGGCTTGCCTTCCAAACGCTTAGCTACCTCAGCAGCATAAGCATACTGCATCATGATCGACGTAACCTGAGTAGCCTTACGAAGCGTAGTCATAGGATCAATAAGGCTTCTGCCCATCGTTTCCTCAATGCTCTTCGTCATTGGCTTAACAAACAACATCATCATATTGCGTGTCATATTACGCAGAGATGTCTTATCGAATTTGAAACCTTCTAGATCACGAATAGTCTGACCGAATTTAGTGTTGCTATCTCTGACCACATAATATTTCTTGGCTTTATTCTCCAAGACAACATCATTGCTCAATGACTCTAATGCAGCAACATAGTCATCGAATATCTGCTTAGATGTACGATCAGGCGTTGCAGACGAACCAAACATAGCATCTTCAAGAGATACATCAGGCTCTCTGCTCATGATCTCAGATGCTTCTGACATACGAGAATATATTTCTCTGGTCAGTTCACCAACAATCTTATCAGCAATACCGTATTCACCTGAACCATACAAAGTAATAGTCAGAGGATTTTTAGTAATACCACGCTTGAATGAAATTGAAGTGTTGCCCTCTTCGTCTTGAACGAATTCGACATCCTTAAAAAACATTTCCATCAAGTTAATCAGATTGCTCATCTGATTATGTAGTTGGTTATCTCTACCAAACTTGTGCTTCAAAGCAGCTACATTACCATAGAGCTTCTTTGCAGTCTTTTCGTAGAGGTCTACACTGTCAATTGTTCTATAGTCATTAGTAGTGAAGGGCGTCGTACCATCACCATGATTGTGTAAGAACACACCACCCTTGGCTACATTAGCAAGGAATTGAGTGGTGAAGTTACCTACGCTCATCATCATCGAAGCCATGATTGCACCATTGGTGACACCATCAGCTTCAACGTACATTTTGGTAGTAAATTTGCTTACGCCCCCGGCATCCTTTTCATTCAGGAAACGGGCATAATCCATCACTGCATGGAGGCTTACTGGATCAGTCGATCCACCAAAAGCATCTCTGATAACCTTTAGTTCAGCAGGTTTCAGCTTTCTATTCTGCTTCACCCAATCACGAAGCATATCAACAGCAGGTTTCAGGTCACCATTCAGCTTGGCCAGAACCTGATTTTCACTGTCTACAGCAGATTGATTATGGACCTTAACATCCAGTGCTTGAGCCAAAGCTACGAAATAACCTCTGGCTACCGTAGGATCAGCCATATCAAGGACTGACTCCATAGGGAGCATAACTTCTCTCATCAGCTTGCTTGCCTGTGGATTGTTCAATCCCAGCATTTGCAAACGACTAACAGACGTGAAGTTGTGATCGTAGAATACTTCTACCTCACCAATATCTTTACCAGTTCTGGTGGCTTCATTCTGAAGCTTACCTATGATGGAAAGCACAGATTGATAAGCAGATTTCAGAGTGGAATTTTTGCCCTCTTTACTGCTTCTATCTACTGCATTGAGCTTTCTATTCTCAAGGTTGCCTTCACCAAATAGTTCATACACATCATTCAATTCCAGATTGGAGATGAATGAACCAAAAGACTTATTCAGTCTGTAGGGTGTGCTGCTCTCAGCTTTAATAGCTGCAATTTGCTCAGGAGAGTTAGATACTTTGGTATTTCTGATTTGGGTCTGGGATACTCGTGCAGGGGGAGCACCAATATAAACTGGCTTCTCAGGAGTGATCTGAACAAGTTCTTCAATCAACGTATCGTTGATATTCAAAGGACTTTTATCGTTGAAACGATAGGGTGTGTAAGCAATATATTCCTTACCTTCTACAGTGAATTCTGTAGCAGTAATGATTTTTCTTTCCACCATTGCTTCAATGATTTCAGCAGCCATACCTTCAGCAATACCGTCAACGATATTCTGATCTGCTCTGGTGTTAGGAGTTACATTCCAGTATCTTTTAATCGTTTGAGCCAATGATCTCTTGGCTTCAGTTGCAGATAAACCGGAATTCAGTAACCACAGATAGCTGTAATTTTTACCACCAATTTCAATGGTGTTGTATACTTGGCTCTCATCGATACCAAATATATTGGCTGCTTTCTCAGCATCCACTTTGCTCTTGTAATTATTGGCAACCAGCAACCATTGCAGACCAGCTAGAATAGCTGATCCTGCCAGTTCTGGATTATATCCCATCTTACCATCAACAACGTCTACAAGGTTTAGAGCCTTGTAACGTGATGTCATAGCAATATTGAATGTTCTTTCATTCTTAGTGGTGAGAGCTTTGCCTTCAAGCAATAGGTCACGGTAGCTCTTACCATTCTGTACTGTGGAAAGGGCTTTGTCCAAGCTCTTATCCATAATGGCTTTCAATTCTCTGCCTACACTCAGGTAATCACGGAAAGTCTTGAGAGTGGCATCGTCTAACTGGGGAACATCATTACGTCCCATAAACGCTCTCAGAGCGTCATTGGAGGCCAATGCTTCCACAATGGTACGAATGGGAGCACCAGTACCGAATATACGTGTACGAGCGTTGCTGGCAGCCTTGTAGGCTATCGTGAACACTGAATTCTTATTCAGATTTGGAAATACACTTGGCAGACCAACTTTAGTAGTGGTCGTTTCAGCCTCTGCAATCGGTTCAACCTTAACTTCTACAGGGAGTTCGATCTCTGTAGTGTCAGGCTTAACACGCTCTACCTTTTTAGGAGCAGGCTCTTCAATAACTTCTTCGACTGGCTCCGGCTTACTCTCAACTATGTCGGACTTATAATTCTCTTCCGCATTTAATCCAACATACTCTATGGCTGAACGCTGAGCTTGAAGCTTGATTGCTCTTAAAGTTGCAGCCTGCTTTTCATTTACGCGGCTGCCGTCAGTAGAAATTTGGTTTCCAAAAGTTCGCACCGAAATGAAACGATTACGTTCAGCGTCGCGGTTTCCAGTTTTTTCTCTTAAGTAGTTAAAAAATGCACCGTGATCTCCCATTACATTACCTGGGAGCGGTTTCAGAGACCACAGTCTCCCTTCATTATCAATAACCGAAGCATCAAGGGTGTCCCGCTCAGCGACAAGATTTTTGGTTGTAATGCGGGTAGCGTGTTCCTTGAGGATACTCTCTTCACTTTCAATCTCGGTGGACTTATCACCCCCTTTCGATTGATCTGTTTCCTCAGATACAGTCTGTTTTCTCTTCACCTCTACAGGTGCTGGAGTATTTGTATCATCTGCTTTTGGTTTAGCAACCTCTTGATTTCTTGAATTTGCATTATTTATTCCAGCACTTTTCAAGTCACGGAATACGGCTGCAACACTGGTTGCATCACCCTGCAATTCAGGAACCAAAGAAATAGGCTCAATGGGAGAAATACCTAGATCAGGAAATACAGTGGCCAAATTATTAGCCAGTGTAATTACTGCCTTAGCATCTGCTTCTACCTGCTGAGCAAATTGAACACTCTTAGCTTTGGTGGGGTTTAACCACATACCAGTAGCTGAAAGCCGTTCAACACGACGTTCAGTGAGGTTCATATACTTGGTAGATTTCTGCTGAGTACCATCACCCTCAACCAAATTCTTGTTGAGAGCTTCGACCTTATTGCTCATCAGTTTGGCAAACTTCATGAAGTCTGTCAGTTGAGCCTTAGCAGTCTGGGTATCACCAGCTTTCATGGCGTTAACAACCACAGCCATATGCTCTGAAGCAGAAAGCTGTCTGGTTGTTGAACCAGTGAAAGAAACAATCTGATCCGAGACTACGCTTTGTGTAGCTCGTTTCAGTTCAGCAGAACGCTCTTCATATTCCTGAGTAGTACGAGCCAACGTCGATGACGTCTTGAGAGCTACTACTTCTGCTGGGGATAGGTTGATGTCTCCCTGCTCATTGTGCATGAGCATTTTATCAGCAATATCAGGATTAATCTTGTCCGGGGCGTACTCTGCAATCTTAACCACATTATTAACATTCTGTGGAGTAAGCTTATCTGTGACCGTATCGATCAACGATACAATCTTGTTCTTCACTGCAATAACATCTGGGTTTTGACCCAGACCAGAGAGAACATCTCTCAGCTTAGTAATAGATGATACAGCATCTGTATCTACCTTATTACCTTGTGTAGCTAATTTAAATTCATCCTCTTGAGCATTAGCCAACTGATTATCAGCTAGCATTTTATTAAGCTCAAGACCAATAGACAAAGCATCTTCAGGAGAAGTAGCTGGGTCTAGTGCAGCAGCAGACAATCTCTGAATAGCATCCAGACGATCTTCTGCACCATCAAGTACATTACGAATAACTTCAGGAGTTTTCTCGTCAGCTACTTCGTCAGTGGAAAAAGAAAATCTATCTACTAGAGTCGAAGCATATTGCTTTGCCTGTGAAAGAATACCTTCTTCACCTTTAGCATTATCTAAGACAGAGGAAATTCTATCAGATAATTCAGGCAAAGTATCACGAACACCATTGTAAGCTGCTCTAAGGCTTTCAGAAGACAGTGGACTAGCAGCCTGCAATTCAGCAAGTACTGCATCACCACGCTTTTTAAGAGCATTTAAACCATAGGTTCCCAATGCCCCCACACCTCGTACAGGAGCCAAAGCAGCAGCTTTTGGTCCCTGCACTGCACCAGTAGTCAAAATACCAGCGGCTGCTCCAGCACCAGCATTTTTACCAGCACCATCTAGAATATCCTGAGAAGGATCAAAATCAGCAATAGCTGTATTTTGAGCAATCGTTCCAGTTGCTCCCTGAATACCTTCTTCAGTTGCTTCTTTAAGTACATTGGCTCCAAGCTCTTTAAGAGAACCAACCTTAAAGGGAGCACGTTCGATCTTCGATACCAATGTACCAGCAGCAGCACCTGCTGCACCAGCTAATCCAGCAGCTTTTAATGCAGCACTATTGGCTTCTTCTGTAGAAAAGCCTCTGTTGAGCATTTCATTAAAGGTAGCTTGGTATGCACTGCCACCTTCGAGAGCACCAATGACAGCAGGCTGAGAAGCTTTACTTCCAGCTTGAGACAATAGTTGAGCAGCTTTATTTGTGCTCTGGCCTATTACCTTGGCTCCAACCTTACGGAGAGCACTACCAATTGCCCCACCTGTGGCAAGTGAACCTACGCCTTGAGCAGTAGTGTCAGCAGCTAATACAGGATCATCTAGAGCTTCTTCAAAACCGTCTACTGCATTACGTACAAATTCTTTACCTTTGGCAACCAAAGGAGAATCACCATTAGCAATGTCAGTACGTCTACGTTCCAGATTGTCTCTGGACGAAATTGCACTTCTATCAGAAGCTAATGCACGACGATCATTAAGCGTGTCTGATTGGTACGATCTGGTAAAATCTGTGAATTTACCCAGACCTTTAGCAATAGCTTGACCAGCATCTTCGTCTACAAGACCTGCACCAATACCAAGAATACCACCAACACCAGTAACGACAGCCGTACCAGCACTGTTGATAAAATCACCACCAGCTTCCAAACCAGTACGTTCATCACTTCTGGCCTGAAAGTCAGTTTCCTTACCAGCAGACAGGATGTTTCTTCTGATTTCATCAGCATTACTGGAACCATATTTGGTAGCTAGTTCGTAATCATTCATTGTCCGAATATCGTTTTCGAATTCGGTTCCACTGATAGCACCAGTGTTGAAACGCTGTCCTACAGCTACGTTACGATATGGATCGCCACCCATTTGCTGCTTCTTGTTTCTAGAAGCTGCATCAACCTTGGTTTTCTTATCGTCAGATCGTGAAGCAATATTCTGCTTCTTCTCTTCTGGGATGTTAACGACCCCAAGAGCTTGATCTACGATTGATTGAAAATCCACAGGAGGCATTGCGTATCCTACATTTAATTACCTCCCTCCAAATATATCAGAGGGAGGTAATGTAAAGCATATTATAGCGGTGCAGTTAAATAAGCATTGACCCTGCTATTACTTCTAGGTGCTGGGGAAAATCCAGTAGGCTTTTTCTTCTTGTCACTAATAGGACGTTTTTGAACCAAAAGAGATGGACCTGTATTTAGAAACGCTGAATCAGGGTATCTTACTGGAGCCTGTGCAGGAGCATTACGTTGTTCCTGTTTAGTAGAACCAGCAGCATTAAGGCTATCCTGAGCAGCTTGTAGAGCTTGATTAACCTGAAACGACTTACGACGGTAACCCTCAATAACTTCAGGTCTCGTCACACCTTTACGCTTCATTGCAGCAGCAAGGTCTGCTTCTGCTTTCAGAGCAGCTTCAGACAAAGCATCTACTTGTGCAATCTTACTCTTCAAACTATCTGCTGCATTAATGCTCTTCTGAACATCTCCACGTTTGTATTGACCAATCAATGTAGCAACATTGTTGTCGTCAATCTTCAGTGATCCACCCTTACCAATACGTGGCGTCAAAGTGTCATCACCAAAAATTCTATTCAATCCACGTCTTGCAGATGCAAGCTCAGGAAATTGAATAGGATCATCACTAGTGTTCTTAGCAAACTTAACAGAGTTTTCTAGAATAATAGCAGCATCTTTAGCATTGATAGTACTACGAATTACCTTACCATTTTTATCTTTAACCCGACCACGTTCAATGATTTTCTCAATTTGTTTACCGAGAAAATCTACAGGAACTCCGGGAAAGTTACCACTTTTTGTAAGTGCAGTTGCTGCTGCCACTGAATTAACTTCAGAGGTCAAAGCTTCTACAGCCTTACTACGTGGTACTCTGCCAATATCTTCTTGCTTCTGAGCAAACCCAGCTTCAGTTTTTAGTGTGGCTCCAGAGGCTACAATTTCACTTGCAGAACGATTGCCACCAGCTTTTCTCTGAACCGTTTTGAGTGCTTCACCCACGGTTCTTCCACCACCAAAATAGGTGCTGTTCTGCTTGATAATCGTAGGGCTGAGCAATGATGCTACGGGAGTATTAGGATTGGCTCTGAATAGCTTTAGAGCATCTTTCTGACCTAATACGTGAGCAACATACATATTGCCATTAGTGGTAGGTATACCATTAATAGACAATGCTTCAGCATTTTCCTGCAACAAACGATCCATAAGAGCTTCTTGAACTCTTGGATCAAATCTTACATTTGGGTTGTCCCATGCAGTATTAGCGTTCTTACCATACACTCTCTGCCAGAGGGACTTAAAAGTCCCTTCAACAAACTGGTATCGACCGCTTGCAGATGAGCCAGCTTTATTAACTGCTCTATCGTTACCACCACTTTCAGGACCACGGATCAAGCTTTTGAGTTGAGCAATTGCAGCTTCACTACCATCAAAGATGTTGTTGCTTGCACCACCTCCACCTGTGGCACCTGCACCTCCACCGGAACCAAAAGCACCACCTACTGGACCAAAGATGTTTCCAAACTCGTCAGCAATAACTCTTCTGACAATAGCCTTGGCAGAACCAGACATACCCTGAGTAAGCTGGCCATACATATTAGCTGCAATATCAGCATTACCTCCTGAACCAGTGATAATCTCACCAGCAAGAGTAGCTGCTGTACGGCTCTCTTCTCTATCAACAACAACGTTGTTGAATTCCCATTCACCAGTCTTGATGTTAAGACGAGCTTGCTCATTCTGGAGAAGTCCACCAGCATTGCTGATTTCTTTTCCAGTAATATCCAGACGTTTACCTTGGATATTGAGCTTATCTTCAACAACTTTAGATTTGTAAGCGTTAAGGCTTTCAATTTCTTTTGGTGTTAAATTAGCAACAATTGCTTGGTATTCTGGATTAGAATATATTTCACTGAGTTTCTTCTCATCACCATCAGCAAACGAGATAGCAGCATAGATAGGCTTAGACTTATCTGTTGCTCCCCATTGGGCAAACTCACGTTCTCTGGTTTTCTCGTCATAAGCGATGTCACCAGTTTTATCTTTGATGTCGAGTTTAGTAGCAGCCTGCTCAAGTAACTGAGAAGGACGTAGCATAATAGCTTCACGAGCAGCCTGATTAAGGCGCTTAGGATCATACTTCTGAGCAAATGCACCAGATGCCAAATCAGCTTCTAGCTTGGCTGGGTCTTGGTAATTGGTAGCCAAATCCAAGATAGCAGCAGCAGAAGTTTCTTCTGTTTTGAGATTATCAAAATCTTTGATTGCATTAGCACCACGATCCAGAGAGCTAGTAAGTAGCTCACTGAATTGTTTGAAACCTTCCATTGCTGGACGGAAATCAGGTGCATCTACATTACGCCATGTAAGTGCAGCCATATTAGGTTCCCTTCGGCTTCTTAGGTGCGTTCATTGGCTCACGTACCAATCTGTTTCTATCGATATAAGCCTGAGCCATCTCAGGGGACATACCTTCGACTTTGGCTCTTGATCTGCTACGATCTTCCAATGTCGTATTGTAGCTCTTGATCTGATTGTTCAGATTGGTGTCAGTGACATTCTTGGTATATTTGAATTGCTGCTTAGCCAGTTTCTGAGCTTTAAAAGCAGCCCACAGACCACCAAGAGTACTTAGACCCTGTAGAGCCAGATTGGCTGTACCAAGGTTCAAACCAAATCCTGAGCCTGCTCCACCCAAACCACCAGGAATTGGTAATGATGCACCAGCAGAAGGAACTAGCCCACCGGGGTTAGCAAACTGAGGAAGCCCTGCTTCACTCAATACTGAACCAGCTTGAGGGATGCCCATCATACTCAACCAAGGATTTTGTGAATTTTGATTCGTGGTCAAATAATTCATTGCGTCACTCCTGCCCTACTTACCAAACGGATTTTTAATACTAAGAGTATGTTCCGTGAAGTTGGTAAGCATATCCAATGTAATCTCTACTATCTCACTACCTGTTAAAAGCGTTCTAGACAAGAACACTTCTTCACTTTCCAAAAAGTTGTGTGAACCTACATCAGTTAACTGAAGGGGATTTAATTCCCCATTATCATAACCAAATTCTTCACCATATTTTTTAGTGATAGCTGCTGACTGCTTTTCAAATGATTCATTCAGATCATTTATCTTTCCATAGGTCTCAGCAATACCTGCTTGGATCATACCACTAATACCATTCCCAATGGCAGAAGTGATGTTCAACAGGTTAACTGCATTACCCATGCTAGACCAAATAGCACTCAGGTTCATGCCATTAGCAAGACCAGTACCTACAGTCATTGCAGCTATACTGAGAATGGCTCCAACAATAGCTCCCCACTTCTCACCAAGAACCAAAACAGAAAGCTCTGTCAGCAGACGTGTCAGGATCATGGCAGCAATAGCATTGATGATAGCACCAACGATCACACCAATAAGACCTGTCAGACCTATGGCTAAGCCCACAGCAGCAGCAGAACCTAATATACCAGCACCAACTCCACCAAATGGCGGAAACACAATTGTCAGCACTACGATGACTACGATCAGGAATATTTTAAATATCCCTGTCTGATACCATTTCTTCTTAACCACCTTATATGAGTTAAAAACAATATACGTCATGCTACCAGCCATCTGAGTAGAGTCGATCATCGACATCTCTCTGAAAGTGGCATAATGAATGGGAACCAGAAAACCTGATTCATCAGTATCTTCTAGGGCTTCCTTGCTAGTGATAACAACAGACTTACCATTATAAATAGTATTGGTATGCACAGCACCAACGACCAGCAATTTACTCCAAGTGTCATCATCTTCCTGCCACGTAATCGAGAAAGCAGTATTCTCATTCTTGCCACGTTTGACGAATGAACCTTTGATGTAAACACTATCTTCAAAGGAAGTGATGTCAGATTCATACTGGACATGGTACTGTCCTTTTTTGGCTCCAACCCATCCTAAACCACTCCCAGTAGTTTTATGGATATTAGACCAAGTGATCTTCATATCGATGTCAGTATCCAACGAGCCATTAGGCTTGATGTGTACCATCGATGATGGAGCAGTAGATGCTATGACAGCAGGAGAACCCGGCTCAGAAGGCTGTGACGTACCAAACAGGGGGTCTTCACTAATCTCCTGTGCAACTCTCCATTGCTCCCAGTTTACGGCTCCTAGCTCATAAGCAGACTGTCCTGCCTGCCATGCAGCAAGCTCAGCCAGTGAGCCTACCTGAGTGCCACGACATTTATCAAAATAACGATACAGGTATTCTTTAGCCTCAGCTTCCTGAGTATTTAAAGGAACACCCTGCATGATGTAGGCATAGTCAATATCACCTAAATCTTCGTTCTCTGCCATGCTGGCAATAATATCATCAAGGTCTCCTTTGTTAGAGAGCTTACGATATGCTTTTTTAGCCAACTCATAAGCTTCTGGCTTATAGGTTGACGACAGAAATTTATTATCCAGACGTACAGGGATGTAAGGGAAATATTCCCCATCATTAAATTCTTCTTGAGCCAAAGCATCAAGGACAGCATTTCCACTACCCAATCTGTAAATATACAAAAGGGTATCACTCCACGGACCATGAATAATGATCTGTGTATCAATACGATAATAACGCTGAATAACAGCAGATGTGTTATCTTTCTTTTCGAAATGATGAGCTATCTGCTTTTCAGAATAAGGAGAATCGATCAAAGGATCGATGCCTTTATATACGGTACGCTCGTACACAATCTCCTGAATGGTATCCGTACCAGATGGAGTGGTCGTATCTGATGTAGTCGTCCATCCAGTTCTAGAGGGAAACGGATCAGTGACCAACATCGAAACATCTGAACCAGTAACCAAAGGCTCTGTAAATCCAGCCTGAAGCAGAAAATAATAGGCGTAAATATAAACGCCATTCTTATCAAAACCTACAGGAGTAAAAGTCTCTGTAGAGGTATCCTCAAAGGTTATAGTGATATTACCAGTGGTATTATCAATATCAGATGTCCAATCAGTATCGACCAGAGTAGGCTCATTGACGAACATCCATTGTTCAGCCCAATAAGAATAATCTCCGGGTTCAATTCTACCAGCTTGGACACGTACCTGCTCACCAGCACCATGAGGTATCTGGCCAGAAACAATCGTTAAATCGATTTCAGGTGACCCACCCAATGAACCAGTAGGAACACCTATCAATCCATAGTTGTTCTCAGCCCATCTAAAGTAGCTTCTCATTCTCATGCCCGGACCTGCTGAATACCCATCTCTCAGGGTAGTCACCATGTCAGGCTTGGATTTAGCTAATTGATTGCTGGCTACGAGGGTCTTTAAATAATTCTTACGATCAGCCAACTCTCCAGACATATTATAGAGAGTTGATGACACATAAGTTTTCTTGCCTCCAAAGAGACCCATGATTTAATCCAGATCATTGTTGGCTTTTAGAGCAGTTAGAATACTATCAAGACTGAGGTTAGTAAACCCATCAGGAGGCAACACGCCTTCATCAATAGTTTTCATTGTGATCCAAGCATCAGTAAACAGCTTAGCAACCTTGGTTTCACTATCTCGTTTGTACGAGATAATCTGCTGAGCATATAGCTCTTTCTGCTTACCAACAGTACCAGTGATAGGCGTAATGCCATCTGATCTGGTATCCAGTGTCTGAGCACGAGCAGCTTCCATTTGCTCCTGAGTACCCTTGAGTTGCATAGGCAACATAAAATCAAGGTTGTACTTGGCAATGCAGTAGCCAATGCTTTCAGTCGAAAGCTTGAGCTTCGTAAGAGCATAAGTCGATTGATTATTCAGAGCTTCAAATTTCAATGCCTGAAGCTGAACTTTGGCAATTTCCAATTGCACACGAGCAGTGACAGCAGCAGCTTGAGCAGCAAGTGCCTGTTTCTGTGCAGTGACAGCCTGCCAATATGCAGAATCTCGACCCAATAGATATTGGACACTCTGGCCCATAACAGACTCAACAAGGGTAGTGTACGCCTTGGAATACTGTTCACCAGTGATCTTGTTAGCCTGATACTCTTCTTTGAGATGAGCTTTAATGCTCTTCATCAAAACATCAAATGTACCAGTACCACCGACTTCACCTGTCGTAAGGTCTTCGTTGGTTAGCTTGGTGATTTCATCATCCAAGTTACCTACAGGGGGTAATTGATATACAGGATCAGAAAGATTTACTGTGGGCAGAGTGACATCTACTCCATCTAGGAGAGTATCATTTAGCTCATTGGCTAAAATATCTGCACCACAACCTGACATAATTACCCCCTGTATTTATTTATTAAGCAGCAGAGTCGATGCTACCAGCAGCAATCTGTGCAGTAGCAAGCTGAGCAAGCTCTTCAGGCGTCAAAGGAGGCAGCACTTCAATAGCAAATTCCTTTGCCCATGTAGCACTAACAGTCTTATTACCTGTCTTACGATCCTTGATGATACGAATATTCTGGAAGCGACGGCTCTCCAATTCTTCGTAAATGCAGTTAGGGATATGATAACCATCATCCGTAACTTCACCATAAGGAACGAACTTCTTGACCGTACCAATATAACGATTGGCAATCGTCAGAACTTCACCGGGAAGGTCTGCTTTCTTTGGGTCCATATTCGTGATCCGGCAACGAACTAGCTTCAGAGCATCACGTCTGATCTTCTCACGTTCCGTAAGCTCCTCGTAAGGCTTTTCACCAGCTACATCACCAACCAGAGGGTTCAGTACGGTTTCTTCGGTTTTGGGAGCAGGAGCGGGTTCACTATCTTGAACTCGTGCTTGCTCACTGGAAGGAGTTGGGGAAACTGGCTTATCTTCATTTCCATTTTCCTGAGCAGTCTTTTCCTGTTCAACAACTTCTTCACTCCCTGTGAGCTTAGCGTTGATCTTGGCTCTAAGAGCATCAACACCGATGTTGCCAGAGTGAGCAATACCCATAATCTTGGCACGCTCTTTCAGCATATCCAATTCATTTGGCTGGGTTACTACATCATCTTTGTTTTCAGTATCTGACATAAAATTAATCCTAACTTGGGTTTTACTAAACTTCTACCCAAAAAGGGAGAGAAGCACTTGGCTCCCCTCCCTGATCTTGGGTGCTTCGATCTATTAGACCGGAGCAACAGTCTTGATGAGACCGATACGCTCAGGACGCTTGTTAAGGAAGCCGTAGTACCACTTGATGGAACTGAAGCCAGTTTCACCATAGGGGTCATTACGATCAGCCGTTTCCATACCGGGCATTTTGGTCATGACCGAGAACTTCAGGGTTTTACCATCAGTTTCAAAGCCAATGGTAACGAACGAGTCATCACCAATGACAAGCATTGGGAATACGTCGTACTTACCACCAGTGACACGGTAGCCGGGGTTCACACCCTCAGTAGCACCAACACCAGCCCAGTTGAGCATTTCTGGAACAACCACGATACGGAAAGCATCGATAGTACCGATTTCACCGTTCAGGATCGTACCAGCATCGCCATACTGCTGAATTGGAACGAAAGCTGCATTACCAAACAAGTCGGTCATGCCCTTCACAACAGGAACCAATTCAGAGCCAATGAACATCACACGAGCAGCAGCAATGGTCTTTGTATCGACCATACGGCTACCAGTGATGACCTTGGTGTGCTTAGGAGTACGGTTGTCCGTAAGCGTCTGATCCAAACGCATAAGGTCCGAATAGTCCACCTTGTCACGGTTGGCTACACCAGTAACCGTAGCGTTCGAGGTAGCAGCACCAGCGTAAACGATGACACCAGCAGCAGCCAGAAGGTCTTTCTGGAGCACTGCTTCCGTAAGCTGAACAGCACCGTTCATAAGCTCACGAGACAAGTGATCCTTCAAATCTTCGTCCGAGTCGAAGTCCATCGATTCCTGAGTAAACTCATGGAAGAAACCGAATTTGAACAACGAGCCTTCACGCTGGATACGAGTGAAACCAACACGGTTCACACGGCCACCATTTTCAGTCAGAGCAGGAAGCTTGGCAGTGATCGTACCAATGTCTTTCGACGAACCATAAAGGTTACCGTCAACAATGGTGACACCGTTAGCGTCAATACCCTGATCGTTGATGTTACGTTCATCGAGCAGAGGAACATATTCGTAGACCTTAATGGTCTTACCATAGTGCTTCGGCATATTAACCGTAGACGCCAATGGCATGAAGTACTGTTCTTTACGTGCTTCAATGATTGCCTTCTTCAACCAGAAAAAGGTGTTGGTCTGACCTGAGCCAGCACCATCAATATCAGAGGTTGTACCTCCAGCATTGTAATTCAACATATAAATAACCCCCTATGATAGTGTCTTAGACACGACCATTAAAATTTTTCAAAAACTCCGTATCATCTTGTGCAAGATAATTAACGGATGGCTTTGGTGCTGGTGCAGTACCCCTTGATGGTGAGGCAGCTTTTGCCTTGTCATCATTTACTACTTTAGCTTTTGGTGCAGCGACTCGTGTAGCGACGGGCTGAGCAGTAGGCTTTTCTTCCTTGCTACTTTCGTCTGCTTTTACGGTCTCACCATTTCCAGATGATTTTAGAGCTTCCGCTGCTAATTCATCACCCACAAGCTTATAAGCTTCAATAAAAGGTGTATCCGCTGGTATCTGACCTAGAGTAATCCGACGGTCCATTTCAGTCGTGATGACATCGTAGATGCCTAGCTCACGTTGCTGATGGATTACCGACATGATTTCCGGTTTATCCCATAAGGCGTCCTTACTTGCTTGGTCCCACTTATTGTTAATTTCAATAATAGTTTCCTTGCCTGTTACAGTTGATGTTAGTTCATCAACAGTAGAGCGGAATACTACCTCATTGTCAGTAACACTGTGGTCTTCTGCTTCGTAAGTACTATTCTCATCAATGTCCAAATCAAGTGGATCGATTTGTGCATCTTTGATTAACTGTTTAATAGCTTCAGGTTTCTTATTATGCAAATCAATTAAGTAAGATAACTTACTTTCATCTAGCATATCATTATTCTGAAGCATCAGCAGCATCTTTTTATGAGGCTGCATCTCCTGTAACTTACGAGTATAGTTTGCACCCATTTGCATGAGAGCAATCGCTTCTTCAGGAGACTTTAATTCGATCTCTTTACCATTTGCTTTAAATGGCTTCATGATCTGTTCGTAGAACGAAATAGCATCTTCTGCTTTAACAGAAGGCTTTTCTTCTTTCTGTTCTACATTTTCCTGCTTTTCGCCTTCAGGCTTTTTATCACCATCTGGTTCTTTATCTGTATCTTCAGATTTAGCAGCCTCTTCTTCAGGCTTAGCTTTGTCTGTAGGAGCAGGTGTTTTAAGAAGCTCTTCGTCTGACAGTTGAGAGAGGTCTGGTTCAGTAGCCTCATCTCCAGATTCAGTTTCGTTAGCTTCGTCTGGTTCACCAGCATCAGCAGCAGGATCGTTATCTTCTGCATTTGAAACGTCATCTGAAGTCGTGTCATCTACCACCTCTTCTTGAGTTGTTTCTTCTTTAGTGGGTTCTTCCACTACAGGAGGACCACTAAGCTTGCTAAAAGCTTCGTCGTCCATATCCAATGGATTAGGAGTACCTGACATTAGAGGACACCTCCAGCATCAACATCAAAGTTGTCGCCTGCTTCTGCACGAAGCTCTGCAAGAGTTTCTTCGATATTAGGTACATCACGTTCAGCCATAGTGGCTTCTCTGACAATAGCAGAGAGATAACGCTTAAAGTGGCCACAGGCTTGACCCATAGCAACAAAATCAGCACGCTGCTGTTCGGTGAGATTTGGATCACCAGATGCCATGATTAGACGTGCTGCTTCAGCAGTGAAGTATTCATCAATGACTAGTCTTTTGAAGTCCTTGTTATTGCTCAGTCTGATTGCAGCATCTTTACGTTTAATAAGGTAATCTGCTGTTTCCAGTTGCTGTTCAAGCTGTTGGATTTCTGACATACTATTTGGTCCTATTTACTACTGGGTTACATTAGGGTCTAATTCTTCTGGTGGGATACTTAAATCCGAACCAAAAGGAACAGTACTACTTAATTCTACTGGTGGAGCAGGAATGTCAACATTTCTTTGAGCAGGCTTAGTTATTTCATTATAACCAACTGCTGCTTCTACATCAGGTTTACTCTGATCGGTCTTTCTTGGCGTCACTAATGCTTTAGTGATTGCCAATTCTTTATTACCTTCAGATTGTCCCTGTTGCTTCTCCAGTTCTCTACTGTGTGTAGTACCAGTCTCTCTTTCAACAAATTCGAGATTGGTCATATCAGCATCAGCCTCAGATTCCTTGGCCTTAGCATTATTAAGGGCAATCTCAGAATCCAGAACAGCAATTTCCTTCTCAAGCTTGGCAATTTCAAGCTCTTGCAGTTTGACCTGCATTGGGTCTGGTTCAGGCTTATAGTTGCTGATCTTGTGAGCCAACTCAGGCATACGCTTCAACTTAGCAATCTCAGCCAAAATCATTGTCTGAAAGCTGGTATCCATGTTGGGTCCAATAGTCTGAAGCATAAACGCCAAATCCTGAGACTTAGCATTATCTACTTCAGCAGTGGATATATCGACTTCCATGTCGAAATTACCCATCAAATCCTCACGTTTTACAGTGACGAATTCAGTATTGGTAATACGAATGGTTTCCTCTTCAGAGAGGAAAGCAGAATTCATGGAGATGATCTTGAGACCAACTTCAGTCATGCCTTTGGCAAGACGACGAAGAATAGCCATCTCACGCTTAGAGGCTGCATCCAATGCACCTCTAATACCTGCTGCTACATCACCATAGCTTTCACCAGACAGACCACCACCAAAGCTCTTAACACCAGTTAGAGCTTCTGCTTCTTGGTTCTGCACTGCAATCATAGTCAAAGCAGACTGAGGTAACTCAGGATACTTATGCTGAATATGACCGTTAGAGGGTGGCATATTAGGATTAAATTCATAATCCTCACCACTGTCGAATCTCTTTCTATTAAGAGGATCGAGCATACCTTTGGCAAAGCCCTGCTGTGAGTTGGCTGATTTACCCAGAAGGTCAATCATGCCTCTCATCACTGCTCCCAGAATCTTCTGGTTATCTTCGAGCAATTCAGCATCTGGCTCACCATAAAGCTCACGCTTTACAGGCAAGTAGGGAACCACAACAAAAGGAAGCTTCTGATCCGGGAACGGATTAAGTTCCATACGGATAAGCTGGCTACCAATCCACGTTGCTACGAAGGGTACGAGTTCATCACTACCTTCGCCTTTAATATTATAAAAACCCCAGTATTCATATGCTGTGACCTTTTTACGTGGTCCCTTCATATTGAAGTTATCTGGTGTTCTGCTTTCATGATCTGGATCAGTGTTAGGAGAGTTATTCTCCCAAACTACTTTATCCAGATTTTTATATCTACCTTCCTTAACCAACTCAGCTTTATGAGTTTCAAAGGATACAATAACGAACAGTGCTTTATCGATGTCACCTTCTGCTGAAGGATCGATATGCACATTACGTGGGTTATGCACACGTACAGTAGGCTTATTGATGACGACTTTTTCAGTCTCAATCTCTTCTTCACCAGTTTGCTTGGCTATCGTAGCCTCACCAGTCTCATCGAAGTAATCAACAGCAGCTTTGATTTCAGGTGGAGTGCCTTCGTCATACCCACGAGGGTTCTCATCACGAAGCTCAATAGCCTGCATGAGAGCCATCAAATCAGGGTTCTCTTCACCTTCGATTTCTTCGATTGCAAAGTGATCGTAGACAGGAGCCTTCTCTTTAACCTTGATAGTCTGACGTACCCAGCCTGTCTGTAGAATGGCTGTACCTTCGTCTACGTTCGATCTAACAAAATCATCGATAAATTTGACACGATTGAGCTTGGTTCTGAATTGATAATTGAGAACCAGTTCATTCTGCTCTGCTGCACGGGCATCCTCAAATGTAGCAGGAGTAACCTTGAATAGCTTGTTCGTACCAAGGAAAGGCTCTGAGAGTGCTGAATATCTCCACTCTGCCTGACGTCGTACCAGCTTAGGCTGTACGCTAGACTTGCCTTTTACCTTGGGAATTCTCTCAGTGCCAGTGACATGAAGCAGATCATTCCACTTCTGTATCTTCAGCATCTGTGAATCATGTGCTGTCTTTGAATTATCAAAGTCAGCCTTCAAATCTAACAGGGTAGGTTCATTAGCCCAATCTGTCAGCTTATCACCAACATCAGTGCTTTTTTGAATATCCTGAGACATTAAATACCTACCCTGCTAATCTGTGCTTGTTCAGCCGTATAAATCAATAAATTGATTTAGAATATACCTAAAAACTTCTTTCTAGGTACAGCTTGCTTATATTTCGTCTGACAGGTTCCAACAATAAAGAGAATGATTTCTTTATCATCTTCAGATTTTAACAGTTGTCCTGTCTGGGCAACTCCAAATTTCTGCCAACCTTTAGCTTCATCTTCAACCGTAACACCCAGTTCTGGTACTGGAGCAGAGCCTACACGTTCTTTTACCTTGGGAGGTATGAACGCTAAGCAATCAACATCCGTCCGGCTTACTTCTATCGTCGTACATCCCACAGATAGTGGAAGCAGCAGCAGCGTGAGATATTTTATAGTCCGTTGCATTGTCTATAGTCTCCTGAGTTTCACGTACCAATTCATCCAAATTAGCATCCTTGTCTGCTTTTTCGATAGCAGCCTGAGCAGCTATAATAGCTACTTCGCTTGAGGCTGTCGCCTCCCTTGCTACCTGAGCAGACTGTGCAGCTTTCTCTTTGGCTCCAAAGTACGAACTATATAGGAACCAAACAATAAGAAGAGCTACGACAGCAAGTATTACCTTGCCTGCTAACGAACCTAAAAACGCATATACTCTGGGCATTAAGCTACTCCTTTAGTCTTTTCATAGGTCTTGATACCATAGACAGCAGCAGCCCAAGTGTAGGACATCCCAGCAGCCACAATATCAAATTCACTCGTCAGCAAAGGCTGAAGAATAGTTGTCCATATCATGATACCAATGGTTGCCCAATCTAAAGTTGGTCGAGCCAATCTAACGTAAATCTGATACCATCTCATATGACGTACAGGATGATCTGGTATATTGATAATGCTTGGTACTAATTCTTCCATATAACCCCCCGGTTAACTCTGTGGAACAACACTCCGTTGAAATTCTAATTCAATGATATGCTCCACATTAATCGGTGGAGTGGTTGTTGTATTGGTGATCTGAATACCAAGCTTCACTGCTCCAAGCAGTTGAGCAGTTTCTTCAGGGGTCAACCACACTCTGAAGTATTTATTATCGACAGTTTTCTCAGTGACTGCACGATCAATGAGAGTACCAAGTACAGCTATTCTACAGCTATAATTAGCATCTAACGTAGCTAAAACTACAGGAGCACCTTCGTCAGATGTACGAAAAGCTACTTCCCAAATAGTCGAAGTATTACCAGCAATTTGTGATTTTCTCATATGTCCCCCTATCCCTACAGGGACAGTTCAATTCGATCTTTATCCTGAGTTAACACAAAACTATCTTTATTCAAAAATAATGTGTGAGTCTCTTTTGGAATACTCAGAATTATTCTGGTCTCTGGTAAATCAATTAATGATCCAACAGTTCGAGCAAATGCAGTAGATGTCTCTACACAGAGACCAATAATACCCTGCTGGACCTTACCTAAAGCCAGTGCAGTATTAGCTTCTATGCACAGCCCCACAGGAGCCGCTACAGCATGGTTTAGACCAAATGCTTGAGATAACTCATCCGATCTACCTACAGGAGCCTGATAAGCTCTGCTGGCAGCCAGAGCCAGTTCTGAGGTAATGGTTACACTCAGAGCTTTTCTCTGTTGTCTACCTAATCCAAAACTGGTTTCAGTTTGAATAGCAGTACCTGCAACACGTCTTTGGCTTCGAGCCAAGGCAAATGCTGTTTCAGACTCAGTACATAGTCCTACAGGCAGCACCTGTGCTCCAGCATTAGGAACCGTATTGATTTCTAAGCTGAGAGTTACAGGACGAGCAAATGCTCTACCAAGAGCTAAACTGGTTTCAGTTTCAGTCGCTAAACTAATTAATCGACGATGTGATCTGGCAAGAGCAAACGAAGTCTCAGTTTCAACAGATACAGACGTTGATCTTCTAGAGCTTCTAGCAAGAGCAAATACTGTTTCTGTTTCAACACACAGTCCAACAGGTGCTGATAAACTCCCAGAATTTGGAGCTAAAGCTAATGATGAATCAGTTTCTACACATAGACCAACTGGTTTGATCTGCTGGGAACCAAGAGAAAAAACAGTTTCGGTTTCAGTAGCTAGTCCTGCTAATCTCGATTGAGATGCAGCCAAAGCAAAGCTGGTAGCTGTGTGAGAAGCCACAGACACATCTGCTCTTTGCTGACGAGCAAGAGCTAATGCAGTATCTGCTTCTGAAGATAATCCTACAGGAGCTTCATCGCCACCACCTGCTGCTACAGGTTTAAGCACAATGGCAATCATACCATTGGCAAAACTGTTTGTACCAGCGTGTTGGAAAGTAGCACTAGAAAGAGTAGCTGGGGTTGTTACAGCTTTATATGCTGCACCAATACCACCACCGACACCAGCAGAAGAAAAATCATCAGCAACTTCTGTGCAGGCTCCGCCGTCAACATTAGGCGATACCCAGTTAGTGTCTCTAAATTGGGTATTTGTTGTGGCAATATCACGATCATCAGCAACAAGATAAACTGCCATTGCATCAGCAGATGTCGATGTGACAGTTGGTAAATTCTGAATATTAGAAGCAGCAGCCGTAGAACCAGCAGTATCTTCAATTGGAGTAGTAAGGTCTACCCCACGAAATGCCATGATCTGGCCAATCTGATGATTACCAGAGTCGCTGGATGTAGGAGCACTATCACCAGTGTTATAAAATTTATAAAAAGCAGTTAATCGTACTGCACCAACAGCAGCAGCAGTACCTGTGCCTTGGGGGCTAGATGAAAATTCAGTCCATCCAGAGAGCGTTATAGCTTGGTTGGCTGTCTCAAAAAAAGCGATCAGTAGGTCATCGTCAGCTAAACCTGAAGGTAAAGCTGGAGTTATAGCACCAGTGCCACTATCGACTGTGCCAATACCTACATAAGTTACAGCCATTTTGGATCACTTTAATTATGAATAAGAGCAACTACAGTGTGTGTTTAAACACCATAGTTGCTCTCATAAATTAAGCTGCTCGAAGAACAGTACCACCTGTCATGATTATGTCAGCACCAGAAGGTGTCATGACAAAATCAAACATCAATACTGGAACAATGTTGGTATCAGTGCCAGCAGTGGTGTCACTATCATATGCAAGCAGAAGCTTACTGATAGGGTTACCAGTTGCACCAACCCAAGTGGTTGTGGGCAACGATACGTCATACCGATCATTGGCATCGTCTGGAGCAGGCAATGCAGCCAGATCAGCATCAGTCAGAACCTTACGGCCCATCGTGGTCTGTTCGTTCGTAGCACCTGCCAGAACAGCAGCAAGCGTATCTGCATCAATCAACGTAGCATCAGCTTCGAGACCAGCAGTTTCAATAGGAACCAAAATAAATGCCGAGTTAGCCGGATCATTTGATTTGACTCTGTTGTAGAATTCTACGCCTCTACCCTTCGAAATATTAAATACAATATTAGCCATTTAAACCCCCTGTCTTAAATTCCGTGCAAAGTCTGCATTTTTTGAACTATAGCAAGAGCATCAGTTATTGTCATACCTGCTCTATTTATGTGCTGAATAGCACCAATTTTTGCAGCACCACTTGCTCCACCAGAACTACCACCAACATATAATTCTCTAGTCATATTAGCAGTAAATACAATACCTAGCTGGGCAGCTACGTTTTCTAGTTGGTTCATACCAACTCTGACATTACCTACACCATCATAATAAAACCAATGAACATTCTTTCCAGCTGGAGTGTTTCCGCTAGTGGTATAGGTGTCACCTAATCCAGATCCAGCCCAACCACCAAAAGCAAGTCTTGGGTTATTTGCACCTGTTCCATTTCGTAAAGATACAAACACTGCGTTTCCGGTATATACGTGATTTTTACTATCCACGTTATTACCATTTTTATCTATAACAACTGCAATTAAGAAGGGTTTGGTTCTATCAATTACTGATGATAATCCAGTAGTAGACCCATAACGATTGGTTCCGGTAAAGGTTAAAAGTCCACCAGAATTTACTGCTGCTACACCATTTAGTAATGGAAGTTGATTTCCTATTGTAGGGTCAATAGCAGCAGAATCTGTATCAACTAATGCACTCCAAGCCATAAAGGCATCTGATTGATACCAAGCATCGCCCGTTGCAAAACTGACTGTAAAGTAATCAGTTAATGGTCCATTACTACCTTCAATAGTTAATGTTCTGGCTTGAGGTACTCCCCAATTAATTTGATTACCATTTACTATTCTTAACTGATTTCCTGAGATAGCATAGTTACCTTTATCATCCCCATTATAAATGGAATATGACAATAAGTTGTCTGGAAATGTATCCACAACATGAGGGTAATTAGGTTCTACAGCTACATTGCCTGCTATTCTATTAGCTAAGGATACAGGGGGAACTATAGGAATTTTACCATTATATGCAGAAAATTTTATGTATCTCGGATCAAGAATATCATCCAAAGATTCCACAAGATTGAACACACCGGGAGAAGCCCCAACATCAACAAAATGGTTCATAAGGGTCATACCCTTTGCAGCCATTGTTCTGTAGAAATGATCTAGCACATCTGCTGCATATTCAGTTTGCGTCCATGCAGATCGCCAAGCAATAACCTCTGCTAATGGTACTTGACCACCAAAGTAGTCAGAACCACACTCATAAGCCACTAAAGGCTTACTACCTATCACTGCTTGTTGAGCAGCTATATAAGGAACCAAATAATCAATAGTGTCTCTTTTGGCTCTCTTTGCCATGTTTTCATCACTATCTGAAAACGATATTGTAGATGGAGTTGCACTTACAGTTACACTTGCATTTGCTACCCAACGATCTCCATACTGACCTGTCAGTACAGCACGAACTGCATATGTTGTGCCATTAGTTAAACCTGTGATTGCAGAAGCTGTTGTATAAACATCAGCATCATTAGCACTAATTGTTATATCACGATGACCAATATAACCTGCACCTGTACCTGCCATTACATCTGCAAGAGTAGGATTAGAGCCATTTGTATAAATAGCTACACGTATGGAAGAACCCGATCTTTGGCTCCATGCTTTTGGTATTACCTGCCCTGATGCTATATCTAAGCAAGCTACCCACCAATCACCTTGATAATAGTGAGCAACTGCAACAAGATCAGTTGCAGCGTCAACTCCAGTTGGAGATAATCTAGTAGTTGTACCAGCGGCTCCAACTAACTGTGTACCCATAACATGAATACTTCTAGAGCGTGGGAATTGGGTATTGAGTATGTCCCAGAATCTCTTTGATGTAGCCCCATGATTCAAATCAACACTAGCGGTCTTACCAGCTTCAGTAGTCTTACTATATAGAAGCTTTACCGTATATTGATTTGGCACGACAATTGCACCAGCAAGAGAACCATCACGCAATCTAAAGGTGTCTGTGCTTAAAACTTCGACGACTTTATTCAGACCCATGCCTGAGTTAATAGTAGGAGTTATAGTAAAGTTTTCACGAGCAAAATATATCTGAATTGTATCACCATTGGTAAGACCATGATTAGGCATAGTCCAACCATCTATGGCATAGTTTACGTCAGCTAGATATTTTGTAAAATCTATGCGTTCGACCCAAGCTCGGCTATCAGCAAAACCAGCGCCGGGATTCCAAGTTTCGTTACCATATTCAAAGTATACTTTTCTATCAGCGTTTAGATTTGCAGCTAAAAAAGCACCTAAATTTGAGACATAGTTATCTGAGGCTCTAACAGGGATATTGATCCAAGGATCAATATTTAATCTGTTGCAGAGATCAACTATCAATTCATGAGCAACAAGACCTTGAACACCGTTTAGTCTTTGCTGCTTTGATCTAAATAATACAGAGTTCAAAGTTGGTCTTTCAGACCATTCTTGAATTAAAGAAGTGTTGGCAGTTAACCAATCCATGAAACGGAGACAATTCATATTGAGTCCGTCTATGAAATTAAGAAATACAGGATTCCACGGATTTCCACTTTGGAAAGCTGCTAACTGTCCCGGCATAATAACTTGTAATGGACCATTTACATTTGTGACACTACCTTCGACGTGAACACAAATTAAACCTGCATTATTGTAGTTAAATGTAAAAGATGTAGCATTTGTAAAAGCTGCATAGCTTTGGTCACTATATGCACCAATACCTATTCTAAGACCATCTGGGTTTAAAACAGTATAAGTACCTGATGGTAGATTGTTGAACCCATATTCTATGAGTTTAGATCGAAACCTATCAGTAGGTACTGAAGCATTTAACAAACCCCATTCTTGGGTGTAGGCTCCTGTTCCAGAAACCCGTTCCCAAGTATGTCCATTCCACATGATATTTGAAAAGGGGTAATAACCTGAAAAGCTACTAATACCTGATAGCCCCATACCCACTTTCATAAATGGAGAGCTACCGAAGCCTCGTCTTCCGTATAAAGGTTTATTACCCAGAAACATTAGGCTTCACCTACAATATCAGTAGCAGTCGTGCCTGCTGCACGAATATGTGTAGCTTGAACGTGTAGATACGTACCAGAACCACAATTCTTGTACGTTACATCTGCTGAGCCAGAAACAGAACGGAGAACGACATCGCCTTCAGTTCCTACATAAATTCGTTTAGTAGGGTATTCCAAAGGGTTACTGACATGAGGAACAATAGGAAAACTAACGCTCGCTGGATCATTGGAACCAGTAGGCTTACCTGCATAATTGTTAGACATAATTAGTAACCCTCTAAAATATTAAGCACCTCTTTTCAGAAGTTCCTTAATTAAATTGTCAAAAATATTTCCGACTTCGCTTACACCCAAAGTCCCACCTTGTATAGCTTTTCTGTCATCAGCAATTCCTGGTGTAGCTGCTTTAACATCCATACCATTATCGTACCAATACCAGCCAGCAGACATTGCTGCACCTTCAGGAGTTCTGATGTAATCAGGAACCCGTTCTAATGGCACACCAATAGCAAGACCAAATCTTGAGTGGTTTAGTTTACCAGTAAGCTGAAACAGTCCGTAGCCACGGTATCTCCAACCATCTCCACTGGATTCATCACCATTACCCATACGATTAGCATAGGTAAAATTAGCCAGCTTCTCAGGGTTCTTGGCATAAGCATTACGCTTGGCTTCAGTGTTGAACCGATTAGGCCACACCTCTCCCAGACGTTTAGCACTGTAATAGAGGCTTTCTTCCATCTTGGTAAAGCCAGCACATTCATGTGCAGCATTAGCCAGAAACGAGCTTATCTCTCGTACAGTGTCAATTCCCCAGACACGACAAGCTTCCTTGATTGGTTCAACCCACTGAACCAAACTAGCTCTAGGTGTCTTAGGAGCAGCAATAGCCAAAAGATTCACATCAATCATATCGATGACTTTGGTGTTAATTACTCTGGGTGGCAATTTCATTTTACTGTACTCCTCTGGGGTCTTCTTCAGAGATTTCCCCGCCACCAACAGGAGGTTGGATAGGAGTTACAGGATCACCTGCATTAAGCTCTGCTCTGGACTTTCTGCTCATTAGAGCCAAAGTAACAAATACAATGGCGATCACAACGACCAGAAATATGTTAGCACCTTCAAGAATTTCCATAAAACGCTCCTCTGTCATTATCTTCTAAACTCAGTAACAGATAGTTGTCTGTCTGAGAAGCTACCGTAGCTTAATACACCATTCATTCTAAGTTGTACTTTATAAGCCACTGATCCAGTTGGACCAGAAGTGTCAACATGAAAGAATGGGAACATACCAGCTACAGGCGTATATACAGGGTAAGGATTCTCACCTACGTTACCACCATATACAGTCTGCTCTCCGGGAAAGAGCATTAATGTACCAGTTCGAATTTCAGTGCCATTACGAAGCAAACGCCATAATACGTTGCCCCCAATACCAATACCTTGACCTGCAAGATAAGCAGCAAAATCAATTTTAGCTGCACCACCTACCATATCAATCGTGACTTCAGCAGCATCTTGATATGAAGAAGTCAGTGTCACTGCACCAGCATTAAGAGCTATTCCTCCTCGTGTGACAGCGTTAGCTGCAATCTGAGTAGAATTAACAGTACCAGTAACAAGCAGGTTACCATTGATTCTCACATCACCTACGATGTCTACACCTGCACCACCATTGATGTCTGCATAAACACTAAGCTGAGCACGTCCACCTGCTGTGACACCAACAGACCAAAATGCTGAAGTACGTCCCTGAAGAGTAGCAATTGCAGAGCTTTGAACAGCTACTGAAGCTGAAACCCCACCAATGCTTGCATCGATCCCTGAAAGTCTGGAACCAATAGAAACACCACCTCCGACTTGGACTTTGCTCATGTCCAGAATGAAGGCAGCATTATCTCCTGATCTTGCACCCATCAGTGCAAAATTCTCAGCAAACACATTGTCAGCCGTGGCTCTAGCTGTAGCTTCTGCTGTGATAGCAGCCGTTAGAGTATTATTATTAGCTGTAACCGTAGCAGCCAAAGCTGTTCTTTGAGTTGCTTCAGCAGCATCCCCAGCAATACGAAGATTGGCTTCATTCAGAATAGCTGCACCACGATTGGTAATTTCATTATTGATCGTGGTATTAATCGATGCAGCCAATGCAGTTCTAGCATTAGCTTCAGCCGTATCTGCTGTAGCTCTCGTCGAGGCTTCACTGTTAATAGCAGCAGTTATAGCACTGGTACGTGCAGCAGCTTCAGCAGCGTCAGCATTAGCAAATTCAAGACGAATAGCAGATGCTTGAGTATTTCTAGCAGATGTTTCAGCAGCAATAGCTGTGGTACGTGCTGTCTGCTCTGAAGCAATAGCAGCACCGATCTGTCCCGGAATACCAGCAGCAAGTGATGCTCTTGCAGACGCTTCTGCTTCATCTCCGGCTATTCGTGCTGTTTCTTCAGCTTGGATTAAAGCAGTGAGAGAACCATCTGAAGCAGATAGAGCACTTAATCTCTGACCCAGAGTTTCAGTAGGTGAAACTTTTACAGTGGTCAGATTTAATTCAAATGCTGTGTTGGCTCCATTGGTTGCACCAAGGAAAGCAATCTTGGCTGCTAATGCAGCATCACCTGTAATTCTGGATGAGGTCTCATTTGCAATGAGAACAGCAAGACCTTCACCTGATTCGTTAAAATCAACAATAGCATTGACCACACCAACCAGACCAGCATGATCTGCTGCAAGCTGATCCAATGCAGCATCTAGGGTTGTAGTAGACAAAGCATTGGCAATGACCTGAGTTCCAAGGCTCGTCGTATCAGTAATCAACTGATCGACCTGAGCTTGAGTCAGTTCACGTTCTGCAATAATCTCACGTATAATAGCACCAGCAGACCCCGGAATTGCTGGATTTCCCGGCCCTACAGGTACGTAAGGTACGTGTTCTAGATTAGGTATTTCTGGGGTTAGACCAATTGGTCCTTGTTCACCAGTATCGCCTTTGTCTCCCTTATCCCCTTTGAGACCTTGGATACCGACGTCACCAACATCACCTTTATCACCCTTGTCACCTTTTTCGCCCTGTGGGCCTTGGATGCCTGTAATGTTGTCTGTAATTAATTGGAGTTCTGCAAGTAAAGCTGCTGCATTAGCAATAACAGGAAGATTGTCTCGAACCTGTTTAACAATACTAAATGCTTCCCCCAGTGTCTTATCGACAGCTAGTGGTCCAGTTTTACCGAATGGCTGCAACACACCTGACATTTAGTAACCCCTTGAATCATACTAAAATCTATTTATCTTGGATTTTAGTTTCTTCTGCATCTACGAAGAATCTTTTCCATGCTCTGGTCCGTAGATATTCTAGAACGTCAGTTCCTGCTATAGCGAGGATTGCTGCCACAAATGTCCGTTTATTCGGATCAGTAATATCTAATACATCCACCAAATATGTAGCTACGACCCCAATCGTACCCATCATCATGATGTGACCTATGACGTGCTTTTTAGTGAAAGGTTCATTAATTGCAAGCATACGACCAAACTTGGCCGCTGAGCCTACAATTAATCCTGTGATTACAGGAGCGTGAAGTGCCGCTTTGGCCATAAGTGAAGTCATCAGCATACGCCTTCTTTATCAAACCCTTCTTCTTCTGCAATCATTATGAGATATAAAGAAATAAATTGTTGCAATATTGTTAGAACGAAGTGTTTGTATAGGTAACTAAAGTTGTAGCTCTATACGTGATTCCATCTACTACTGCATCACAATATATCGTGACGGTAGCTTCAGTGAGTGATTCTGCTGAAGATATAGCTAAATTCACAGAGGAACCAGAACCAGAAATAGCCCAGACACCTCCAAAAGGTGAGAGCAATCCCCATGTTCTAGAGGACACTGTTCCACCAGTAACACTTGATAATATATTCAGATTATAATCTGCACTGGCTCCAGAAGCTACGCTGTTAGCTGGAGATAGAGTGTGAACCACAACTTCATCCCCCAGCTTCCATGTTCCTCCCTGCTTAACCCACAACTCACCACGCTTCCAAGCACCACCTTGCTTGGCGTAAATCTCACCATCTTTCCATGTGCCACCATGTTTTACATGAGTAGGCATTACGGAACCTTGATCCAAATATCTCCATCAGCACCACCAGAGGGAGAAGCTGTAGACACAGTAACTGAGCCAGAAGCAAGGGAATTGTTATTATGATGAAGCACAGCACCTTGACCATAACGAGTTATTACACCGTCTATTTGAACAGCTTTATTAAAATAAAATGCTGGTCGATCTGTTTGGAAATGACAATATCCAGCGTTTAATGGACCTATCTCCACATACCCATCTGGGTTAGATATTTTGGTTCCGTAACCAGTATTATCATTATATAAATCAATAGTTAGAGCATGAATCATGATATTGCCAATAGAATTTCTTACTCTGAATCTGGTGTTACCTTCACCAAATCCGAGCCAGCCTCTTTCAACTCCAGCACTATCTTTAAAGCTATGATAGCAGGTTAAACCACTAGCATTGCCCCCACCTTGCAAATTGAATGACGTACTAATGTTAGTTACTGATCCATTAATCGTACCACCAGTATTATTAAATTTGGTGGCCAACGATGCCAGAACATCCACACCATTTACATTTACAGTACCACCCGGAAGAATATACTGGGTTCCATCCCAATAGAGATATTTATCTTCTGCATCGTTCAGGTAAATTACCCCAGAGGTTCCACGAGAAGCAATTATATCTCCAGCATAAAATCTATTTCTGCTGATATGTACCTGTCCGCCACCAATCACCATTTGATTAGTGCCAGCAAGATTTCTTAGATAATGGTAGTTTGCATCATAATAATTATTTGATGTGTTATCAAAACCAACACGAATATCAGCAATACCAGCTTTACCAGCACGAAATACACTGTCGTTACCTAGATCACCAAATATGGTTCTACCAAATATATCTATTTCTGCTCGACGCTGCCCATTAGTGAAAAAAGCAATACCACCATAACCAGATAAAAATAATCCTAAGTTACCACCCCATCCAGTTGGAGCAGCAGCAGTCATACCGTAATTAGCACCATCAACAGTCTGATAAGTAAACTTGTCACCATTGGGATTGTAACCAACAGAGGTTACCCAGATATTTCCATTAGCGTTCAGAATTCCTGAAAGCGATCCTCCAGTTAATGGAAGGTACGGGTGAGTATGGCTGGTAGCAGCTTTGCCATCTAATGCAGTCTGAAGTCCTGTAACGTCAGCAATCACATGACCATGTGATGCAGCAGCATATGATCCGGCTGCTTGCTTTCCATCCAGTGCTGTCTGCAATCCGGTTACATCTGCTATAGCATGACTATGAGCAGTTGCTGCTTTACCGTCTAAAGCTGACTGTAACCCAGTGACATCGCCTATTACGTGCGTGTGAGCACTAGGAGCAAACGTAGCTGGCTTGCCTGATATATTTGCCCATGTCAGATCAGCAGCTACCAGATAAGCACCTGTAGCCTGCTTAGAATCAAGTGCTGCTTGAAGTCCAGTTATCTGACTTATGATATGAGTATGTGTAGCAGGAGTGAACGACGTAGGCACGCCTGCCAGATTTCCCCATGTGAAATTTGCAATATCCAGTTTAGCAGACAGTGCTCCAAGCACAGTACTCGAAAGTGTGGCTAAGTCTGTGGATAACGCATAAGACCCTACTGCCTGTTTACCATCCAAAGCACTCTGTAAACCTGTGACATTGGCTATAGTGTGGGTATGAGCAATATCAGCTTTAGCATTTATAGATGCTATGATTGGAGCCAAATCAACAGCACCAGCTTCCAATTCAGCAATAGCAACAGCCAATTCTGCTTTTGAAGTGTAGTTGAATGGATCGAAATTATTTTCATGCCATACTTCGAATGATCCATTCTCCACGAATATTGAGTTGGAAGAAATGATATTACCATCTCCATCCAATACAAATTCATGTGAACCACCACTGCCATTGGCAGTTTTAAAGCTGAACTTGCTCTTGGAAGTCAGAGGATCACCAAGAGAATAGGCATGGATATGATCCGTTCGATCAAAATCCAGTACTCTAAAGCTAAATCCTGAATAGGTTTGGTTCGGTGCTTGAAGTAGTGACTGAGTTAATTTGCTATCTAACTCATCCTCAAGTCCGGGAATACTGGCAAAGCTATGGGTATGACCCACAGCAGATTTACCATCAAGAGCAGCTTGCAGCCCAATGATGTCACTGATTAGTCTACTCGTTGTACGCCCAATGATCGTATAAATAGCATTAGCTATCAGATCACCTTGATCCTCATAATAAGGAGACAAGGCTATTCTACGATACACACGAATAGAGCCAAGCTCATCACTAACGAAATATTCACCTATCTCAGAGGTAGCTATACCCTCAACGATAGTGACCACATAATTATTCAGGCCAGCAACCAATATAGCAATATGGTCAGCAAACATTGCATCACGAGTAGCTAATATATCAGCTACCGTGTTGGGTAATGTATCGACGACTTCAGCGATAGCACGTATGCTGTCAAGGTTATCACTAACCTCTTTTACGTGCTTAAACGCCTCCCCTAAGAGCTTATCTACGGAGAGAGCGCCTGATGCTGCTCTGGTAGATATGCTCACTTAGACAAAGCCTCTCTTGTTGAACTTCGAGCTAGTCTGAGAAGAACTGGTATTGGCAGTGTCTGCCATCTTCACTTCATCACAGATACGGTCGAAATTAGCCAAATGTCCTGCTGCAATGCTCAGGTTATCACCTCCCATATGGAAGAACACCTTATGAGCAACATAGGACTGAAGAGCCTCATATAACGAGACAGGCAGATCGATCAGGGCATCCAGATCAGTATGCGTGAGCGTAGGATGCTTCGCCTGATACACTACGCCCAGTACCACATCCTGAATAGGAAAGGGAACCTGAAGCACATTGTACTGGGGAGTGAAGAAGGATTCCTTATTCTCTGGATCATTCAGAGCCAGAATATTACCCTCAGCATCCGTGACACGTACAATCTTAATTACATCTTCTTCGAATGGAGAAGAAGGATAATCCAGAATATAAAGCGTATCGCCCGGAGTTGGGTTAGGATTGTTAGACGCATAACGATCCAACAAATAATATTCAGTAATAAAATTCTGAAGCTGGATAATTACATCAGCTTCTTTCAAAACATATTTCGAATATAATCTGGTGAGACCATCGTTCACATAATTGACGACTTTAGGTTGCTGAGCCAACTCAATGACTCCAGCACCTTCGCTACCAATCGACAAGTTGGAGAACTCTCCATATGACAATTTGGTAAATAGATCAGATAATTTCACGACAGTCCCCCTGACGTATTGGTTACACTATGTATGTAGCATAGCCACCCCCCTGAGCAACATGATTATCTTCGTCCCAATAATCCAATTCTTCTGCATGGGTAGGTGCAGCTTCTGCTGGACGCCAAGGGTTCAAGAAACCTAACATGGAGATCGTGTCTATAAAGTCGTCTTTACCTTTAATGCCACTGGATGTCACCATCCTAATCTGACCAAGACCAATACCAACAATACGACTTTGCTTCATCTCAATAGGAAAGAACATCTTCCCAGCCTTGAACCAAGGAACAACCAAGTTAAATCGGCTGAGCTTGTCAGTCATTGGTTTGATACCCGGCTCATTGGATTTTTCTGAACTGGCAAAATTAAACCAGATATTTCTGGTAATCATTTCTTTTTGTATCCAGCTAATAAATCCTTTTTGCTGACCAGTGACTTCGATACCTACACTCTGAGGTCTGTATTCCAGAACCAAACGAAAAAGATCATCGACTGTCTTATCCATGAGTTGTCGTTCACAGATACCATCAACCCAGAACCAATCACCATTAGC